TGGTTGGTTTTATCCTCGCAATGCTATATCTAAGAGACTTCAGAAAACCAATTAAACCTCCGATGTGTATACCATCATCATTGACAGCTGGGTTAGCACTAAAAGAACGGATGAATGTATTGAGTCAAAGCCCATCAATGATGAGAACTCGACTACTAATGTCAAATCCCTTCTCATCATCAATGGAATGTTCCTTTTCTATTTCATTAATAAGAGTTGCATATTTAGATGAAATTTTATTCATCTACCGTTTTATCTGTCTCTATAACATCATCAATCCCTAACTCACTAGATTGATATTTTAGAATTACTTTATCACATATTAAATTATAAACATACTCTTTTAATTTTTTATCAGCTAATTTAGATTCCCAATCTTTCGATTGAAACTTAATTTCCTTTTCATTTTGATCAACAAATGTATACCATGCACCGGCTTGTTTTACTAGCTTATGTTCTTTCATGGTTTTTAACCAACTTCCATAGTCATCAATCCCCCTATCAAAATATAAAGGAAATTCAGCAGTCCTTAAAGGGGGGCCTAATCTATTTTTAATAACTTGAGCTCTAATTTTAATCCCAATAGTATTATTTTTCTTATCTTTAATTTGACCTACATTCTTTACTCGTATGCGGACTGATGAATGAAATGGTAAAGCTTTACCTCCACTTGTTGTCCACGGATCGCCGAACATAACGCCTAATTTCTGCCTTAATTGGTTTGTAAATATTAAAGCAACTTTCTGACGTGCTATCATTTGTGTAATCTTTCGCATCGCTTTACTGATGATAATTGCTTTAGCCGTCGACCAGCCATCTTTATCAAAATCAGCATCCATTTCAATCTTAGTAGATGCTGCTGCAAGACTATCAACTAGAATAGTGACCATTTTTTTACGATTTGATTCTCTAATCTTTACAATAATATTTTCAATCGCTTCAAAAATTTCTTCAACAGTTTCAAGTTGAACATAAAGCATTTTTGTTGTATCGATACCAATCGTTTCAAGAAATTCAGATGATACTGCTGATTCAGTATCGATATATACTGCAATGCCACCTTTTTTTTGAGTACTTGCAAGGGCATGGGCGCCTAAAAGAGATTTACCACTACTTTCTAAGCCATTTATTTCGGTTATCTTCCCTACAGGAATCCCACTTGATGCTCTATTCGATATTGCTAAATCTAATAATGACGAACCAGTCGAAACCCATTCGGTAACGTCAGTCGGTGAATTTTTATCTTCTCCTAGAAAATAAACAACCTGTCGATGTTTAAATTGTTTATTTAATTCATCAGCAATAATCGTTGCAAGTTCATTTTTTTTTGCCATAATAAACCTCCAACATTATAAGTGAATTTAATTCACTTAACTATTAAATAACTGGTCAAACGCATCCTCGACATCTGAAACAGCCGATGTGTTAGTTTTAGTCGTAGATGTAGATGTTTGTGAAGATTCTGAAGGCTCTTCATTATTATCAGGACTGAGATAACTTTTAAGAAGTTCTTTTAATTCTTCATAAGTCGGTTCAGTATAAATTTCTTTAATATCAACTTGACTATCAAACATCCTTGTAAGAACTTCTTTATCTTCAGTAAGTGGAAGTTGATTCGGTTTTACACGAATTGTAGTTTTTCCATATTGATTTCCTGCTTCTGCAGGTGTCTGGCGTTCAACAACAATATCTCTACCTGTGATTGGATCTGCAATGTCACCATAATCCGGATCAGCAATGAATCCCAAAAGTTCTTGGTAAACAGTTTTTCCAAATCCCCAAAATTTAATACCTTCGTGTTCTTGACCTCTCGCCACCATTGGTACGAAAGTTCTCATTTTAGGTTCAAGTTTTCTGCCCTGGATCCATTCGTCTCTATCACCAGTCGATTTTAACTTGGATGCAAATTCATTAATCGGGTCTGGACGACCGAATGATATAGGGGACAAATGAGTTTTATTATCTCCCATGCTGTAATGAAAATATAATTCAATAAAAGGGTTATCTTTATTGAACTTATATGGTACCATTCGAATTTGTGTTTTACCTGGTTGAGGTTTCCAAAAGGAATTTGATGCGGTTGACGTTTGTTGTAACTGATTTAGACGATCTTTTATTTTTTGAATATCCATTATTATTCTCCTTAGTATTCAGTATTTAGTATTCAGTATTTAATGTTATATTTTTCTAATATAACCATTTCATATATATATATGACATGTTTTCCCCAAACATATCAAATTTTTTATTTCTTTTTATCTTCTCGTCCCCATTTTCCGATCGGGCATTTCGCAGTAGCATAATGAACTTTTACATTCATAAAACATCCACATTCAGTACATCGGCCGTCCTTTTTATTTGTATCGGGATTAGTTTCGTCATATTTTAGATAAGGGCACTGTTTACAAATTTCCCAACGCTGTTCAGCTATTTCCTGTGGAACTATAACTTGCTTACCTTTGATAAATGCTTTTAAACTTCTCCAGTGATCGACAGCTAGATTTCTCACTATTTGAGATGCTGGTGGGAGTTTCTTTTCGCCATCGAGCATCTGCTCTGTTTTATCTATATGGTCTAATTCATTTTGAGTTGGTGGCCTGTCTACTGTAGGAGTTGGCCTGAATTTCACTTAACTCCTAAATGGGCCATTAACTTGTCAAGTTTAGTTTCGATAGTTCTTATTCGCCTTTCCAATTGTGGATTTGCTTGTGGAGGGTTACCAGGACTGCCGGCAGATGGAGCATTTCTCATTCTTTGCAAAATCTGATCTGTTGGAATTGTATTTGGAAGATGACTATTTTCTTTTAACCACTTTTCATATTCTACTGTCCATTTTTTAATCTCTTTATCCCCCATTTGAGGATTAGGCCAAGGTTGAGGTGGCATAGACTTAGGCCGTGGCTGAGATAAAAGTTCATCTACTGTCTTGAGATTAGGGAGATGGCTGTTTTCTTCAGTCCATTTTTTATATTCATCTTTCCATTTCTTTTCTTCTTTCTTACTCGCACCATGGAATGGTGGTCGAGGCATTGGACCTTTAGGTCTTGGAGGTGCTGGAATATCTTCGCCATTTAACCATTTTTCTATTATATCCTTTTCTCTATATCCGCAAAATCCTTTGCCAGTTTCGGCATTAATAAACCAAGGGGTTCCACATTGAACCTTATACTTTTCTTTTAGTTCCTTTGCAAGATTTTCATTATCTCCATCTGCAAGATCTAATCTAAGAATTTTACGGTCTGGATTATCGTTTTCTTTATTTATCTGCTCTACTATCGGCTCTACTTTTTTACAAAAACCACAGCCGGTTGAACAAAAATAATACCAATTTGATTGTGTTTCACTCATAACCTATCTCCTAATCGTTTATTTAATTTGAAATCATATATAAATATATATTAATTATTAAAACCAGTTGATTTATCTTTATCAACTTCAATAATTTGATAAATTCGTGTTGGGATTTTATGCAACCCATCAGAATTTGTCACCATAATTGTATTTTGAAAATTTTCCCAAGGGATTTTATAACTCGTATCGAGTATTCCATTATTGAGATTTTTAATAACTTCATTCAAAGCATTTATCGTATATAGAGTATTCGTATACTTCTTTCTATGTAATGAAATTGTATTTAATACTAAATTGTAATCGAGATCGTTGTCCACTTCTACATTATATGTACAGACCATTTCTTTAGGGTTTTCTTCGTTTTGAAGAACATAAATTTTATTAAAAGCAATATCGTAACTCTGTTTGATCTTTTCGATACTATTCTCAAGATCTTTTTTATCCGTAAATGTGCAAAGTAGTTGTGTTTTCATAATTATCTACTTAATTGCGACATTTGTAATAATTCTGTTAAAGGATTATCTCTACTAACAAACTTTTCACCTACTCCCACTCTAGGTTTCATAATATTCCAAGCTATTTTTTGAAATCCTATATTTGTCTTAATCAGCTGACGAGCTACTTCAATGGGTGAGCCTTTTGCATAAACATAATCACCACTATTTGGTCCTTGTGCCCCATAATCATGAGCAATAAAATGCCTAAATCCATCTTTAGTCTGATAAGTAGCTAAATTAATTATGCCTACTAAAGTATTAATATCTTTAGGATTAGTAAAATCAAGTAATCCACCTACTTCCGGGTCAGCTATCAATTCATCAGCAATATTTTCAAACTTTTCTGGGGGTGGATTTGGATTATCTTTAGGATATCCCTCTTCGAAAGCTTCCTTTTCTGCCCTGCCGTGCACATCATGAGTTAACATATCTCTAAAAAACTTCATAAATTCAGCTTCTGTTCCTTCCTCTACGGCATCTTGATATCTTAACGCAAGTACGTCAGATAACTGATTTAATTTATATTTTTTCCCCTTATAAATCAACCCATCACCTTTTTCGTCAGGATCATTAAAATCTAATCGTCCAATTCGCATACCCTGTGACTCTAATCGTTGGCGATCAGCGCCATTTTTATCTGTCGGTTTATCTCCCAGTACTGCGCCCTGACCTTTGACTTCAAACGGTTCCCACTCCTCTGTTTCCGGATTATAAAATTCAAGATCGCCCTTTCCTGCGCTATTCCGAACGTTCTTAAATACTAATGACATACCAAACTCTCCCATACCAACACCCCGTTTACCTTCGTCTTGGCTAGTGTGAGTAAGTATTCTCTTAACAATCGCTGCAGGAACTCCAGCTTTTTCCAAATCCGTGGTTAGTGTACCCATGTTAGCAGGATTATAGTCTACCTGCCTCTCTGGATCGCTCAAGTACTCTGCAAATGCCTGCTTTTCCTCAAGTGGAATATCTTCAACTAAAGCTAACATTTCATTTGTCCATCTCCGAAGTAATTCAGATGCTTTCATATACTCATAGGGTTCGCCGGTTTCTGGATTGATCTGGTCAATCTCAACTGGTATTAACGGATCTTTTCCTCCATACCCCTTCCGGGCAAGTGTAATTTTAATTTTTGGATAGAGATCAAAAATTTCTCCCTTAAATTTTAGAGCTTCCAACGCATCCTGCTTTTCCACCTCAGATCTATTAGGATCATTAACTATATCGTGTACTCGTTTATTATTAGCTTCTTTATATTTAGCAGCTTTCTCGGCAGTTTTTTGTTTAGCTTTTTTCTCTGCTGCTACTTTTGCTGCTTTCTCTGCGGCCGCCGGTTCCCTCGTTTTCTTTTTTGCAGATTCTCCTTCTCCCCTTTCTGCTTCTTTTGCTTCCGGGCTGCCTAATTTAAAATGTGTTTTGGCATTAATAGCAGCTTGTTGTCTCTCCGCTGTACCGAAATAAACTGTACGTCCTTTTTTAGTTACTGCTGGAAAATCTGATTTTCCTGTCTCTCTCAATCTATTCAACAGCGCTTCAATAAACTTTCTTGGATATTTCCTTTCATGCAATACTTGTTGTAATTTAACCATATGAAGAGGATTCTTCATATCCGGCATCCCGTCATGAACTCGATATGACCATTCTTTTACGATTTTATTTAAATTAAAGCTCATAACAATTTTTCTCTTTCGAGCACAACCATTTGACCAAAATCCATCCCCATCTTAATTTTAGTTAAAAAATTATTTCTTTCTAATATTTTCATAATTCCTTTTAATAATTTCAATCCATCTTCTTTACAATAATCAAATAAAAAACTATCGTAATTATATAAAATTAGCGAAGTCTTCTTCTTATATAAATATCTCTGAACTTGAATTATCGTCTTAATATTACGTTCTGTCTCGGTAGCCTGGATTAGGTAGTTCAATAACTTATTTCGATTCATATCTTGCAAATTACACGCCATCATTCTTCTTTTATAAATAGGTGTTTCGATATATTTTTGTTGCTTAAATTGTTTCCATAAAATATGTGATAGATCATCAACGTTTGAAAAAAATGGATTCATCTGCACGACATCAGGTGGAATTCCACCATAGAGATATTGGAAAGATTTAGCTTTACTTTCTTCATAATCTTCACTACCATAGAATTTAGCCAAATGTTCATGCGCCGGACCTTCGGGAAATTGATAATCCACTATATCTGCAATTAATCTCAAATGATAAGCATCGTAGTCGAATTCAAACAACATATCGTTTTTCGGTACTATAGCTCTGCGTTTCGATTCAGTTAGTGCTGCAAAATTAATTGATCCGAAACTATTACTTGGTCTACCAGCAGTAGTATATAAAAAATAATCTGTAAATAATTTATTATCAGATAAATGCTTTTCAACCCTTTTATCAAAAATATCAACCACATCATTACTTACATCGACTCCTTCTTTTTCAATAGAATAAAATGCTAAAATTGCTTCATTGTTATATTGTTCATATGAATTCCAATCAACTTCATCCTTTCTATCCCATACCTCTAAAATCCTATTCGCTATCTCATCACAATATTCTAGATGTTTATAAATCGGAATAATTGTATTAAGATTATTCATATCATAATATCTACTACTAATCGTATCAATAGCATTAATGCGGATATCTTCAAAGTTTAGCGGTTTATTAAATAAATAATAATTTAAAAGGTCGATATCATAAACAGTTTTAAAGGAATGGATTGATAATAAATGTTTTTTATTTGGTGTAAGTATTATACTGTTCTCTAAAAAATCAAAATTATCAGTTGATAGAGAGTCGAGATGATCAAATGTTAAAATTTGTGACTCATGATTTAATTCCTTGACATATAGTAAAGAAAGATGATTATCTTTATGTAAAGGGTGGAACTGATTGTCTATGAATATAGGTAAGACAATATAACTATTCATTTAATGTAACCTATTTATTTAATAATAAATATATTCTTTTTTGTGCAAAAAGGTAATTTTTTAAAATAAAAAATAATCTTAATATAACTGTTGGGCTGAGTTATCAGTGCGGTTCTTCTGGTGATGGTGGGTTTGGTCCATATTTGTTGAATTCTTTACAAAAAGAATCAAAGCCTTCATTTTTTTCAAACAGGCCTGCATTTTCTTCCAAATTAAAAGAAGATTTTATTGTGCTCATATTCTTTCCGTCATCTGTTGAATACCTCCAATCATCACAAAACGGACCTTTTACAACATTAGCCACACCATCTAGAATTCCGTCAATCGTTCCTGGATAATACTGGCCGGTTTCATCCATATAAGTAGACCCTCGCAGGAATGCGTAACCTCCTCTACCATATACCTTTGTTTCGCCAGTTTTAAAATTAAGAATCCGCATCGGTTCCATAGCAGCTCTAACCTTTCCACCTGAGCTAGTTACAGAAAAAGCTTTATGATAGCAGTCAGATGTTGGATTGCAATCAATAAAATAAGCATATTGAGTATAATTCGCGAATTCCCATAATTTATAGCCAAACGTCGCATAAAAATATTCAGCCCAATTTGAGGTAAATTGAGACCATCCAGGGCTTCTTATATTATGACCTCCATCCCAATCTACTACTGCTTTACCATCTTTCTCATTAACTTGCACATGTGCAGCTGTAATATTCTCAGCTCCTGTCCAATCATAAGTGCTGCTGCATTCATAATTTTCTTCCCATCCATACTCACATTTTTTATAAGTATCCATATGCCGCCCCCATCCAATATTAAAATCGTAATCTTCTGCATTAAAATTTGCCTGTGCGGGAGCTAAAATATTTCTTTGTAACTCGTCCTTTAATGAGATATTTCGAATTAAATAATAAGATTGTCCCTTTTTTAATTCAGCAATACCAATACCGTGCATCCAATGTTTCCCCGTAGTATACTTTCCAATTTCTCCGGCGGTCGAACCAGAAGGAATTGCTTCTCTCCATAATTTCTCTATTTTTTTATTATGACCGTATCCTTTATATTCACAAGGTAGTAAACCTGCTAAACCTGTTGACGTATCACATCCTTTACTAGCTTCACCATAAATTTTAACATCGCAATCAAATCGTAAATTATTTAATAAATAAATTCCTCCATATTTCTTTTTTTTTCCTGGAGATGAAATCCAACCCCGCTTTCCGTCGATGTAATTCAAGGGATCATAGTTGTCCCGCTTTTCGTAGCCCTCCTCGCCCAGAACGCGCGATGCTTCTGTATCGCCTTTCTTACTGATTATTGAATCAAATACTGGATACTCAAGTCGATTTTCTTTACCTCGGATATTATGACAGTGACCAAAAAGATTAATAATTTGACCATGTATTCCTTCGTTTTTCTTAAATTCTGCTTCGAGCTTCTCTATCCTTTGTACGTTTAAATTTTCAGATGTGCATTCTAGACCAATATTCATCAATCTTCCACATAAGGCTTCTTTTAGACCAGCATTTTCTTTAGCTGCCTCAACACTAGTCCCGCCAATAGCACCGCTATTATCTTCCGCCCCTTTACTTGGATTATCATCACTTATATCTCCATGTGGATCAGATTTATATAAAAGGCCGGCATCTGTATGTTTCGCTTTATATAATAAGCATTGAATCGTTGTCAATGTAGTAGTCCATGTTGAAGGAGAAATATCGTGAGAAATTCCTGTTATTCTAAAAAAGGTATTATCGAGGTGATATCCAGGTAAATAATCTACTCTAAATAAATCACCTGGAGCGAGAGAAGAAATTCCATAAATAGTTAAAGTTAAATTTAACCAAGTAATAGGTGATGTATCTTTAGTAAAAACTTCATTTTTTGCGCGCTGATCGGGTCCCTTTTTATCCTCTCCAGCTGTAACACCCGTCGGTATATCTGGAAACGTAGGTAAATGTTCAGCGTAGCCACTTATAATCTGTTCAACATGTTGTATCTCGACTACTTCACTTGCTAATAATTGATCCATTTTATTATGAACTGGAAAAAATCCTTGTTCAGATGATCTACTTTTAATTGCGATCCTATTTTGTAAATCACCTTGAGGCATCGTAAATGATAAATCATATGTTTTAACTATTGAATTGGGTGAACCTGGTTTAAACATAAAAAAATTTTCAAATTCTGATGATGTCGTGCCCGCGGAATTTAAAGAATCGTTTACTCCACTATCAATAGATAATAAATAATTACTATCACAGATACTTATCGTTGTATAAACATATGTATTCGAATATTTTTCTAACTTTATCAATTCATCATTATTTCCATTAATATGATTTAAAATACCATCAATATAATTATTTATAGAGGCATTATTAGCAATCGTTGGGCTTCCTTCTGTTGGATGAAGGACATCATGGTGAAATAATAAATCACGCACAGGAATCCGTTTATGTTCCGGAACTTCCGTATCAGTTTTTATAGAATCCCACGTATCTGGGTATTTAAAATTTTTATTATCTTTTGCTAGTTCAGGAACATATCTCGCATATGAACCTGATGAATTAAATCTAGGGCCCACTTTGACATCAAATTTGTCGGAAGGAATAGCAAATCCAACCGAAGGATTTAAAACTTTATCTTCAAAATCTCCCCATTTCATATATTTGGACTCTGGAGTATTATCAGTCACTGCGCGAGCTAACACAGATATCAATTCTGTATTTGTTTTTACATCAACTAAGGCCGAATTCTGAGACACTACCGTAATGCTACATTCTACACTACCATTTTCTTTAATCTTCGCTTCATAATTCTGGACGTATCCCATAATTATATCAAGGTCTCCTGATGCTTCCTCTATAAATCCTAATATTTTATCTTCAATATCATCAATATCAAACTTCAACTTTTCAGGATCATACAAATCAGCAGTACTCCATCCATAATCAATAAATACTAAAGCGCCGGGACGTAAAAAATAAGGACGATAAATTTTTTCAAAGTCTTGAAAATTATGAACAACAAAATTAACTGTTGTAGATAGTCTTGTTCCTATAGGGCCCGATGACGCAGATTGGGTTTCAGATGAAAGCGAAAGTATTCCTGACTGTGGCTTAAAAAATGGATTTGATGCAAGCTCTGGCATTACCGCTCCAGTTTCGTCTATAGGAGCAATAGATTCATTCACATCTGTATTTGTCAACATATTTAACACATGATTTCCAATTTGATAAATCTGGGCACCCTGACTGCTCTTTTTGATTTTTTTATTCCAATAACCTTTAAAAGTTCTAAAAATCGCATAATTTGAATCTGTCTTACATTCCTCCATTCCTGCTGGTGGAACGGCTGTATCGCCGGCAGGCCAACATGGTACTGCTTCATTCATAGTATAAGTTTGCAACGCAACCCACATTCGGACGAAAGGCGTACGAGATGAAAGGTCAGCTAAAGCTCTTTTTCCATCTTTATCTTTGAAATCGATTTCATAGCTAGAGGGACGACCACCATAACGAGTTTCGACGTTATTAATAGCTTCATTCACATCTACAGATCTATTTAATTCTTGCCGTAAAGCTAACTTTTGTTTAATATCTGAGGGGATATCTGCGCCTAACGCTCTATCTTTAATTTTCATAACCTAAAACCCTCAATATTTATTCGCTCGTTGCATCTTCTAACGAAACTGGAAGTCGTAAAGAAGTTCCTGCTGGAACATTTATTGCGTTCAGATGATTTATTCTTGCAATAAACCACCAAAGAGTAGAATCTCCATAAAACTCATTTGCTAAATTGTCTAATCTATCTCCTTCTTGTGCGAGAAGATAAATATCACTATTTTTACCATGCAATTCTTCGCTCATTGCACGATCTGCAGGTTTATAAATCGTTGTATTGAGTTTAGATACATTTCCTCTTCTATCATGATATCTTGATTTCATATCAAAACTATTTTTTATTGTTTTAGAATATCTATTCATTATCTGTCTCTGAATGCTGGGGCGTCAACGCCTACGCCTCCATCTTTTACTGGAATATTAATTCCATAAAAATGTTCTTGATAAGCGCCAGCATCGCCGGTCTCTGTTACAAACGCTAATGAAGGAACTTCTTGATGAATTACTTGATATGATATCGACGCCTGTACGTATTTTGGAACTCTTCTACCTTGCGTTGTTTCCCATGGTGAATTATCATCATATGTATATGAAAGACTTTTTATAAAACCAAGCAATTCACTATGTTCATTTCCGAATAATTCTCCTAATCTAAATTTAGTAAGCGGTGGTTTCATTCTTGTTTTACTATTTAGATTTATATCTTTTTTATATTCTGGATAACATAATGATGATAATCGATTTAATTTTTTATAGATATATCTTAACTCTACTTGAGTTTGAGCAAATAATTTTAAAGTAAATGAAATATCTCTTGTTGCTCTCTCATAAATAAAAGCTGATTCGCTTCTGCCAATATAATTTTCTTCAGTCCATGATGGAGAAATATTTTCAGATAATCCTTCAATCCACCCTCTAAAAATTATCACATTGTCATCTCGCAAATCTTTAAAATAAAATGGCGCGCCATGTTTTTCTCCTTCTAGGCGATGAAGATGTTCATCTGTTTCTTTACCCTTATTCAGGGTAGGGAAGGTCGAAATGACATCTTGCCCCTTCCATGAATTGGATGCACTTCTTCCCACACTCGATGCAGCAACTGATCTATTAACACTCCTTAAACTATTTATTTCTTCTTTACTTTTTCTGTTCTGAGTCTCGCTTAAACCCTCTTTTGCAGCAGCATTATCTTTTGCTGCTGCAGATTCTCGACTAAATTTCAGCTGTTGGCTGTCAGTATATTCTTGAGAATCTAAATAATCTGTATATGTATTATAAAGGCCGGTAATGGTAGAAAGATAAGGAAACAGAGTATCTCTTCTCAATAAAACATTTGGTACAGCTTGTCCTACTAGATGTGCTGCTGTACTCGCGAGTGTCGATGCACCAGCGTCATAAAATGGCCCATATCTTTGCGGTCTAGGAAAGAGCTGACCTCTCAATATGCCTGCGCCTTGGACCTCCGGATTAAGTTGTACGTACTCTCTTTCCGGATCTCTGACCATCGATCCTAGTAAATTTTGTTTTCCAATAAAAAGCTTTCCAGCATCTGAATACATAAATTGAAGAATACGATCTACGTCTACAAGAGCTCGTTCAAGGGGAATTGAACGTCCCGTCCATTTATTTTGATCACTACCTATATCAGTAACAATATATGGTTCTTCACCTCTATCTGTAGGTTTTAAAGAAACTCCCGATCCTGCATAACGAATATTTAAATTGTCTCTAGATACATTGGGATATGTATAGCCGACATCACCTTTAGCAGTGTGATCTGAATTATATAATGTCGACCAAGACCCACCGGTGGTATCATCAGTGCCGAAAAGTACGGAATCTAACATATTTGGAACAAATGCTAAAGATCCAAGCGCATTGTTTAACCACCCATATGTCTCTCCATCTGCAATCTTAGCCGGGCCTGGATGGATTCCCGCTTGAAGCATTTCAAAATCTGATGAAGCTACATATTGAGCAAGATTTGAAGATTTAGGTGCCCATCCACTTGTTATTGCTACTCCTGTCGTAACAGGGGGGTCATCTTCTGTCATGACTAGAAATTTTGATTGTCCCCATGGAAGATCTGTAGTCCACCCACCCTTCTCGTAATCGAAGTTTGCTGTAAATCCAAGAACTCCTGGTGATGTCAATGGAGTTAAGTTATAATCCGCATGAGTAGAATATGAATAACTAGACCACCCGGTTGTTTCTCCAGTAGGGACATGGGCGCCTCCATGCATAAAATTAACAGTATATGAATTAACATCACTATACCATTCTGTAGTTACAGGTTCAAAACCAGTCCACCCTTTTGGAGCTAAACCGCTTATTATTATTGTTCCGTCTGCTGTATCTGATATAAATTTTGAGCCACCCCACGTTATATTTCCACCAAGTGCAGCAAGAGTATCAAAATTCTTCGTGAATCCAGAAATTTCCGGTGATGTAGTTACAGAGGCTTCAGTAGGATAAGTATATGAATAATTTCCCCCTTGCATATAATCAACAATATTTGATGTACCTGGTGCCCAACCACTTGTTATTGCTACGCCAGTTGTAACAGGAGGGTCATCTTCTGTCATGACTAGAAATTTTGATTGTCCCCACGGAAGATCTGTAGTCCACCCACCCTTCTGATAGTCAAATCTTGTTGTAAATCCAGGAATTTCTGGAATATCGTCAGCAGCGCCATAATCAGGATGTGTGGAATACGAATGTCCTGCTCCAAAGAAATTAATTTCATAAGAACTAATATTCGTGCCCGTATATCCTTCTTTTACATCTACTGGCGTACCGATCTGTACTGCATCACTATTCATCCAAGCAGCCCAATTCGCTGGATGTAATCCACTTACAGTACTGAATTGAGTTGTTGTCATATTTTTCGTAAATCCGGGAATTCCTGGTGATGTAGATGGAGTTAAAGTACTACCACCGGGATATGTATATGAATAATTCCCCCCTTCCATATAATCAACGATATTTGATACAACGTTAGTATAATTGATCGAATCTACAGCAGTACTACTCCATCCTTTTGGTGCCCACCCGCTTGATATTGCTGTTCCGTCATTGTTTAAAAATTTTGAACTTCCCCATGGAGCTCCCGCAGTCCATCCGCCAGGAAAAGCAGGTTTGAATTCTGTATTAAATCCATCAATTTCTGGGATTGTGAAGTCGACAATAGTTCCATAATCAGGATGTGTGGAATACGAATATCCTGCTCCGAAGAAATTAACTGCTCCATCTACAACAGGATGATTGCCAACTAATAAATTACCAGCAGGTATATTTTCATCATCAAACATACTTCCTTGATATAGATTGGGAGGGAAAATTCCCCCTTGATAAATTGTTGTTGGAATTCCATGAGCTACTCTAGGGTCATAACTATGTGTATCATAACTTTTATCTGGTGTGCTATCGGTTACTCCTAGTGAAAACAATCCTGTATTTGCATCAGTAGCTGTGAACGGCCATGTAGTTAAATCTCCAGAATATGTAGATCTAATTCTTGGAGCAAGTAAACTGCTTAATCCGCTTTCTATCGCTACACCAGCATTTTGATATTTTGATACTCCGTATGGAGCTTCCGCAGTCCATCCACCAGGGAAATTAGGGTTGAACTCTGTATTAAATCCATCAATTGTATTTGGTGTATCTAATGAATAATTACTCATTTCAGAATATGAATATCCTGCTCCGAAGAAATTAACTGCTCTGTCTACAACAGGATGATTGCCAACTAATAAATTACCGGCGGGTATATTTTCATTATCAAACATACTTCCTTGATATTCATTGGGAGAGAAAATTCCCCCTTGATAAATTGTTGTTGGAATTCCATGAGCTGCTCTATGATCATAACCATGTGTATCATAACTTTTATCTGGTATGCTATTAGTTACTCCTAATGAAAACAATCCAGTATTCTCATCTATATCCGGGGATGTGAACGGCCATGTAGTTAAATCTCCGGAATATGTAGATCTAATTCTTGGAGCAAATAAACTACTCAATCCGGAAGTTATAGTTAAAAACTTTGATTCTCCCTCTGGAGTATCTTGGCTAAATCCTCCTGGAAAAATAGGATCAAAATTCGTCGTAAATCCAGGAATAGTGCTTGGTGTACCAACATAATTACTCATGAGATAATATGAATATCCTGCATGCATATAATCAACAGCTCCCACTTGAATGTCAGTGTAATCTGACGAAACTACATATTCGGCAAGATCTGAAGTTTTCGGGGCTAAGCCGCTATCTATTACTATTCCACCATCATTTAAAAATTTTGAACTTCCCCATGGGGTTGAATCTTCTGAATATCCATAAGAATTAAAATTCTTTGTGAATCCAGGGATTGTGCTTGATATACCTAATGAATAATTACCCAATCCCAAATAAGAATAATTACCACCTGGAGATAAATTATAAAATTCACCACCAGCACTTTGCCCACCCCCTAAAAAATTTACTTCGAGCATGCTAAAAGGTAATCCATTCATATGTGCATCTGAATTATCACCACCTGCAAGAGGTGTTCGACCAAATGCTATCTGCCCCGTGACTTGATTTAATGGATCGGCGGCACTTGCTGGACTAGTAACTGCAAATGACTGTTGGGTTGAAGCAACTTCAACCGGTGAATATAATCCATCAAAATTGGTTGAAATGGTTTGCCCAGAATATCCAACGTTTTGACCAAGACCACTAAGAATACCCAAAATAGGAAGCTCGGCCTGTGAATATTGTGTTGTTGAAAAATTCTTTGTAAATCCAGCAATTTCGTTTGGTTCAGATAATGAATAATTGCCCATCCCAGTATATGAATACCCTTTAGTTAAAAAGTTAACAGGTAAAGTGTTCTCATCAACTCTTGGAGTTCTTGTAAATGCTATCTGCCCTGTAACTTGTGTATTAAATCCTATAGGACTAGTAACTGTAAATGATTGTTGATGTGAAGCAACCGTAACACTCGGGTAAAGGCTTGCTGGCGCGCCACCGATTTCCATACCTTCTCCATACGCTCCCATTCCAGTTGCTAAATTAAGAATCGGGGAATACTCTTCTGCTGTCATGTTTTCAAAAGCGCTTGGGTTAGATTGACCATCATTCCACATTCCAGGGCCAAATCCAGGTCTATGCTGAAAGTTATCAAATAACGAATGTTCGCTTGAATGGGGTGGCTGAGATGGAGTTACTGCTGTCGTTCCACCATGAATTCCACCTTTTTCTGCATCATAATCTATATAATGAATACTGCTAAATACACTCTTTAAGTTCTCTAATGCCATATCATTACTCTAATTAACTTCCGTACTGCGTTAATCTATTCGTTTGTTCTCTTCCGATTGCTTTGGTAGCCGTTCCACCAAATCCAAAAAGTTCATCTTGTTTAGTGATTTGTTTTTTCGCTATCTCGTTTCCAGCATCTATCTTCTCGTTTAATGTATTAAGTGCTGTAACCATCTCTGATGTATCGAATTCGGGAGGTTTTGCTAGTTGTGCTTTTTGAGCCCGAATTTCTGCAATGATCGGATCAAAATTAAAAGTACCTACAGCTTCTTCTTTATGCAATACTCCTAAACCGCCTCCTGTTATTTCCCATCCTTCTCCTTTTCTAGTCTGAAGTTCTGGAATTTCAGGGAGGTTAAATCCGATTGTTCCGCCCCCTAATACATCCGGAATATCTATCGATATTGAATTTATTCCTCTAATCATCCAATTAATGCCTTTAATAATAAAATTAAAGGGAGCTTTAAGTATATCGAGTACCGAACCCCAAATATCTTCAATAAAATCTCCAACGCCACTAAATACATTTTTAATCTTTTCGCCAAATCCACCAAACCATTCTTTCAATGCTGTAAATTTTTCCATAACCCAATCTACACTAGCGCCAAATCCATCTTTAATAGGTTGTATTATACTATCTCCTAAGCTCTCAATTCCAAAAAGACTTCCAATAAAATTCATTGCTGTCCTGAATGGCCATGTAATCCAATCTAAAACAGTACTGCCAATGCTCTTAATAGCATCTACTATACCGATATCACCTGAAAATACACCTTTAATCAGTTTCCAAGCACTTTTGAATGGTGTAGTTAAAAAATTAAGAAGCATAGTTCCAATAGATTTAATACCATCAACGATAGATAATCCTAATTTAGAAGCCGATTCTCCGCCAAAGAATCCAACGATCCCATCATAAGCTAGCTTAAAGGGATACAGAATCAAATCAAAAATCTTACCTCCAATTGATTTTATTCCATCGAATATTTTATTCCCTAAATCTCCAGCGCCAAACAGCGATCCAATGATATTGAGAAGTACTATTGGCAATTTCATCACCCAATCAAACCAAGCGCCGGCCATTCCTTTAAGAAAATCTACAAATCCAATATCTCCGGTGAATAAACCTTTAATTAAACTAAAAGCATCTGCGAATGGGTCCCAAAGACCATGTAGAATTATTGCCGGAATACCTTTGAAGAATTCTCCAATCCCTACAAACTTTGCAAAGAAAGGTGCAATGTGATCAGCCCAAATCTTTTTCGCCCAAGTCCCGATAGATTTAGCAGTTTTATCAAAGAAAGCCGAAACCTTATCCCAATTCTTCCATAGCAACATTATCCCCATTATGATACCTGTTATAGCAAGAGTGATCCAACCAAAAGGATTCGTTGCAGCAAAACCAATCATAGCAATCTTTAGACCAATCCACGCAGTTGTAATAAGTGCTAAAATGATTGGTATTCCTCCCAAAATATTTATAAGTTTATCTATCCTTTCAGTAACACTATCGACCACGATTTTAGCTCTTTCAAATACTTCATCTATACCTGATTTTTTGGTCTCCTCATTTACAGTAAAAAAAGATTTAAGGGCTCCTATCACGTCCCCAATCCTGTCTGCATAGGCCTTGACGTCTTTTCGAAGCGTTCCAAACGGAGAGTCCGCCGCACCCTTTTTTGCTGTCAACCAATCTGAAAACAGGCCGAGAACTCCCTCAAGCTCCGGGCCGATTCCTTCTACCAGGGTCATGCCCAACATTTTCAACTTACCCATTATGTCTGTGAATCCTGATATTGTATCTTCTGCTTTTCTTTCTTCTGCAAGCTGTTCTTTTGTTAGATTTGCTATTCTCGTTTTTTCAGCAACCATTTTAGCCAGAGTTTGTAAATCCGTACCTGCAAGCTTTGCAATCGCTCTTCTGTCATAGAAATCTAATTGAGTCCAGTGCTGCACTGCCTTGGTTTGTTTTACCACCTCATCCATCATGCCTGGTAAATCACCCATCAGTGCCAATCGACGAGCTTCCCCCATATATATTCTTCTACCCAATATCTGGCTAGCTTCTAGTTCCGCATTAAGAGAACTTTCAAAATCTAATAAATTTTCAGCTATCCCTCCGACATCTGATAAACTTAATCCTAATTGTTTAGCATGTACTGCAGCTTCCGTGATATTATCACTTCCCGCTCTAGCAAATTTAGCATATACCTCTGCATTGTTGGCAATATCTCTCATCACAGCCGCGGGATTTACATGACTTGCTTCTGCTAAATTATACGCTCCTTCGGCTAACTCTTCTGCTGTTACATGACTTTCTCCACCTATTTTCATCAACATACCGAATAATTTAGCACCTTCATCAACACTCAACCCCATAGCAACAGATGAATTTAAAATTTCATTAGACATATTTGCAGCTTCGGTAAGACCAACACCAAATTCGTCTGATAAGCCCGTGGTGATACCGATGACATCTTCTAAACCTTTACCAAATCCTATCGCTTCAATATTAGCAGCGCGTAACTCTGTTTGTAATTCACCCTCCACGTCACCACCAATAGCTCCAAAAGTAGCGCCTACTTTATCAACAATGCCACTAAATGCTGTAAAAATTGATTTTAAACCTTTCCATGCACCAAGACCTATAGCAGCAACACCAACAAAACCCGCTATTTTCTTCCAACTGCTTTTCATTTTTTCTGCAAGTCCTGTTGCTATTTTTTGTTTTTTCAGAAATTTCTCGCCATCTTGTGCTCTTTTTTTTGCTAACGTAGCCATTTCTCTTTCTACCTCAGGTAGCTTATTATCTTTTTCCATTGATTTATATTTAGATATCAGCTGCGCATAACCCGCTTGATCAACATACCCCGCAGAAATCGATTCCATATCATTCTGAATATCTTGTATGCCCGCAGCGGCCTCTTGTTGCGCCTCTTTGCTGCCGTATAGCGCTTCCTCTGCTGTTCCTTCCTGCAAATTTTCGATGAGATTTTTTTGGTCTTTCAAGAATACTGTCATTACTTGTTGGCCGTCTCTTTGTTGCTGTAACCATTTCAAGCCATAATTATTTCGAAGTTTTCCGAAACCTACAGTATCCTTTGCGCTATATCTTTGCTTTAACATTTGTTTTGTAAGCTTCTTTTCGATTGATTCTGATTGTTTCTGCAGACTAAAAGCTTTATTCTTGCCCGCTTGCTGTGCTTCATCTAACGCAAGAATTTCCTTTTGAGTCTCTACTTTGTCTTGTAAGTACTGTAAATCCTCTTTATCTTCAGCAGTTATTTCTGCCTTGTTGCCGAGTTGCTCTTCAAGGATCCGCAGCTCAGCTTCAGCCAAACGTTTCTTCCTTGCGGCAGTTTTAATTTGTTCTTCTGTAAATTCTTTTTCTTTCTGTTTTATTTTTTCTTCTGCCATATTCAACCCCCACCACTGTCACGGTTTAGTATATGATCCAGGCCTTGAAGATCATACTTCTTTATAATCCTTTGCAATTCTCTATCATGACTTTGTAATGATTTATTAAATGCTCTCGTAGCTTTTCTAAACGGGCCACTTCTTAGTAGAGCCCAATCCTTGCTAGTCATTCCACTAACAGAACCACCAGATAACAAATTAAGAAGTTTAGTTAATAATCCTTCTGATAAAACATTATTTGTATCCATATATGATTGTTTCTTTTTCATTTGAAATCTCCAAAAACATAGTAAACTACTTCATATATAAATATCAAGACTAACAAAAAAATGAAGTATGTTATCTACTTCCTAGGAATATTTGATCTTGATACTGATTTAGATTTTCCAGAAGATTTTTTCATTTCATCAGCTTCTGTTTTTTTAGTGTCGATTAACTTCTGAAGATAGAAATTCCTCAGATAGATAGGCATAGTATATACGTCATCGAAACTAAATCCGTTTCCGTGATATACTAATAAAAAAATATTTTCGTGTATTTGGGGTTTATGCTTCGGTTGTAGGCCAAAGAAACTCAGTGGTCAACGGTATATCTACCGTGACCAACTCACCCTCCATGTCTACATCTTGCTCTAATACTATATCAGGGGCAATTTTAGCAATATATTGACGGAATGCTAAAGAATCTCGAGAAAGCATATTATTGACAAACATATTAATTACAGCCTTGTCTTCATCTCCATCAACAGAAACAATTGAATTCCTTAATCGAGTTGTCACTTCTGATGTTGTGCCTAACTTTTCTGTCTTTTTAAGTTCCATATCGATCACCTTTTCGTCTTTTCCGTCTAGTAACTTAAATTGAACTTTCTTTTTCGAAATAGGTAATTCCATTTCAAAAAGATTTTGTGAATAATCAACTCCTTTAGGTAATTCTTTAAACGGACAATCAGTTAAATTAAATGTATGTTTTAACTTTTCACCAGTGCCCGGATTAGTTATTTCAACTTCATAATCGGGTCCATATGCAAGTATTCTCGCTGCAACCATCACTGCATTTTTATCACCAACAATTAAATCTTCTGCCGTAACCCCTTCATTTAAAATTAAAGAATTTAATAAAACATCAATCACAATACCTTTTTTAATAAGATTTTGAGATGTTAATATATCTTCTTCTTTAGCTGTCATATACTTTATTTCAACTTTTCCATCGCTTAAAGGACTATCTTTTGGATATACTATTCCTCTAGATGGAAGATCAATAATTTCACTTGGAAATTTTGGTTGTTTCTCACCGGCCATATTATAACCTCCTATGATTTAGACTCAGATACTGAACTCTTTCTATATTCAGTAACTATTTTTTTTACTTCACCGATAGCTTTACGAGCTCTCATGCCGGCTGCTTTATTATGTTTTTCTGAAAATTTTCTATGATTTTCCTGAAAATCTTCCCATAAATCATTTAATGTATTATATAATTCATTTGTATTTGCCATTTTAACTCTCCTATACTTTCACTGCACGCCTGAACCAGCCAAACCAAAATCGTTCTTGTTCTGGTTTCTTGATTACAATATCTGCAAATCTTAAAACTCTATATGCTTTAACTCGTTCAGTTTCTAAATTCTGTATTGCATTTAATGTCGCTGGTCCTATTCCACCATCAACTTTAATTTTTTCTTTATTTTTAGCATTCGATGCTCTTTGCAATACCTTAACTGCTCCATTTCTACCAAAATTTACACACATATCAAAATAGATATATCTTAAATGAGGTGGAACTTCATCACATTTAGCAGGTCGCCAATAATCTTGATGATAAATCTTTTTTGCCTGCTCTTTTGTTAAATTCTTAATATCAACATTAGGATAAAATCTTTTCGCAATTCCAAAATTAGTTTCTCCACCTGCATCTAAAGGATCGTTAACATAACCACCTTCATGCTCTAATATCTTTTCGATAATTTCATTAAATGTTGTCAATGTCATTTTTTTACTTATCCTTTTTCTTAGTGCCTCTAAACCAGAAATCAATAACTTTACCAAAGCTAGCAATGAAACTCCCCAATATGATGTTTAATAAATCTCTATGTGTGCTGTCTAATTCTAATACTGGATGAAATAATAAATATAATACCCAGAATAAACCGAAGAACATTCCTGCTGTTATTGTGAACTGCATCCAATCAGGAAGTCCATCACCACCATTTACATTATCTGGGCCAGTCGGGATATTGCCGCTTAATGCTTTCTTTATTTTTTCCATTATTTCGTTACTTTCTTAACTTTTTCAATTGAACGACCAGCGAAGTATGCTGCATATACAGTCATCAATAGTGTTTGATAAACAGGAACATATGCTGCTCCGATTGTGAACTCTCCCATATTTCCGTCAAATACACTTAGTATGACGAAACATATCGTTAAAAATATTAATGTTATTGGTCTGATGTTCTTTGATAGCCAGCTACCGTGTTTCATATCAGCTTCCCAACGAGCTGAAACTTGTTGCTGAGCCGCTTGCTCAGCCTGTACTAAAATTGATTTTATCTTTCTTTCTGCTTCGGCTTTTTCTTCACCTGATGTGTGGAGATTATCTAAAACATTTCCTATATCTTTGACTATATCTCCCCCACTTAAAAACCCCGTAAGTGTACTTAATACTCCCATTTGATTTTTTTATCCTCTATTTGAAAGGTTTAAAACCTTTTTAAATTTTATTAATAACCAATACATTTTCATATATAAATATATGTAAATATAAAAAAAGAGCCTAAAATATAGGCCCTTTTATAGTGAAATGCCGCTATTTAAATATTAGAATTGAAGTATAGCGTAATCATATCTTAAAGTTACAGCAATTTCCATAGGTGCATTATCTTCAAATGTCATATCACCAAAAGTAGCTGACTGAACCCATGCGCCCTTTAACGTCCATTCTTCAACGATATCACCAACTGGTCCCAAGATATTAATCGTTACATCCTTTTTATAAAAATCAGAATACCCATCTCTTCCTGTTACAGACTCATGAGATAATCTAACCCATTCCATAACGGCCTGAGCCGCTGATGGCACAACAGGATCATAAAGTGTTATTTCTAATGTTTCCCATGTGGCTTTACCTTTTACATATCGTCTAATATTCATATGATGAAGTTCAACTTCTTCGAATGTAATAGTTGGTCTATTCGCAGCCTTTATCATATAAGCAGGGATTCCATCGATCTGCATGATATATCTATTTTTGAGTTTTGGCTCAAACGGCGTAAACATGATATCATTGGCATCAACTAATTCGGCCATTATATTTCTCCTAAATTTTAATAAAAATATCTATTCGTTTTCATATATAAATATAAAGAAAATAAAAAAAGAGCCCAACTTATAAGTGAACTCTTTTTATTTATTAAAATTCTGTATTAATTACTCAGGAAATGTCGCCCCTGTTGGTTGAACTGTAAAATCTAATACAACGAATTCAGCTGTTCTGGTAGGTTGTAGGAATATCTGACCATATAGAATATTTCTATCAACTACATCAGGTGTATTGTTCGAACCATCCATTATGACTTTAAATGCATTCAAGCCTGAATTTGACTGAACTTGTTCTAAGAACGGATTCGCTATTGATAAAAATCTCTTTCTCGTTGCATTTGTATTCTGTTCAAAGACAAGAAATCTAGAAGACGCTGCGATGAATTTCTTAACTTTAATGAGAAGTCGTCTAACGTTTACTCTATCAAGTGCTGATGCTTTCTTCTGTAGAGTTTTCTGTCCCCAGACCGTAACGCCTTGACCTGGAAATG